GGTTTAAATTCTGAATACAGTATTGAGGTATCCAGTGGATCTAATCCGCCTGACACATATTGAACAAACAATGCAGCTGAATCTGTTAATGTTGATTTTTCACTAAACAGAACTAATGCTTTTACTCCTGTGGTCGAACCAACAACAATTTTCCCTGAGAGTGCATCTATAACACTATTGACTGACACCCCAGAAACCAACTCATTCAATTTTACATATGTAACTCTATTGCTAAAGTTGATATACCCAGGAACAATCATTGCACCATTTTGGAAATTGAAGTCGCCGTGCTTCTTTATTTGCTCTTGAATGGTGGTTTGTAATTGCGTTAGTTCACGAGGCTGAATAGTTCTACCTGGCAGAAACAATATCTTTAGATAATTGTCAGCAGGATCAAAATCATCATAATATGGTGCAGAATTTAGATTAAGTGTCATGCGTGCATTTCCGTGTATTCAATTGTATATTTATGCCAAGGAAATCAATCTGAAATTCTTTATTCTAGGAACCTTTGAAGTATTATCAGAATTCAACACAATCTTAATCATTATTTGATCGTACAACGCGGTTTCCATATCTATAGACTGTTCTCTGAAAACTGACGTTAAGCCTTCAACGAATGTAGCATCACTCAGTTTTGTCCAATTTTGTCTTTCGATATTACCATACGCTGATTTTAGATTCACCTTATAGTAAACATCAATATGAGCATCCACAGGTTTGTTATAATCAAACATCAATTTAAATCCTGAGGACTGCTTCTGTAACTCTACAATCTTCGATACATACGATGCCAAATTGCTTGCTGTGTCAGGAGAGATTGCATCAACATAATGATCATACCTAACCAAAGTAATTGCCGTTGTTGGTGCTGTTTCAGTGACAACAGTTGATGATGTGTATATCTTATATGAAGGTGTAGATAGTTTTTCAACTTTTGTCACTAACAGAGGGCTATTATTAGATACAGTCCCTGTAAACTTGACATACTTTCCAACCTTTATACCTCCTAATTCAGTGACATATGACCCATAAAGCCCACCAGAAATAATAAAATAACCGGCATTGTTGAATACTATGACACCAGAATGACCACCAGCCACACTAAAAATCAAATTACTATCGATTTCTTTGTTTATTGCACTTGTTGGGTTATTGATCTTGTTACTGATTGTGTGTAATGAGTATGTTGGTAAATCAACAACAGGCGATAAGTTTTCATTGTTGCTGTATAAGAAAGCATCAAAAGAAAATGAGTCTTCATTTACAGTATCTGTTTCATTCGCAGGTGTCAGAACATATCTAGGATTATCAAACTCGATGTTCCTATTCAATTGGACAGGATAATCGATTGCAAGCTTTTCAACAACGTTGTTAATTCTAGTTGTGCCACGGTATGTGTAATTTATGTGAGTGCCAGGGAGGACAAAATCCTTTCCGCTAACATGCATTGTGTCCATTCTTCTGCCTGTTGTGACCATACATGCTGCGCCGCCGTACCAGCCAGAATTTGTTGCAGCAACAGGAATTGTGATTGTGTAGGAATCTAACTCAACATCACTAATGGTAAAGTCTTTATTCAATTCAACAGAGGTTGGATGAGTTAGAGCCGACACCACACCAGAGAAGGTTATTATTGCACCATCATATAGGCCGTGATTTTTGTGCGACACTCTGACAGTTGTAGAACTTGCATTGATTTTGAATGGGTTGTTATCTAACTTTGTCGATCCCAGAGGAATGTTCTTGAATGCAACATGACCCGGAGTTGTGATGTTGAACTTAGCTTTGTATAATGTAAAGCACATATCACTAAGTTGATCAGCATCCCAAGTTGAGTTATTCTGTGACCTAAACATTGACCCTAAACTTGGTTGTGACACCACAGACCTACCATCTAAGGAAACTTCTCCCATTTTAGCAATCCACAATCTCGTATTGCTGATGCCAGATGCAACAACAAAACAATATTCTTTATTGTCAGGTAGATAAACCGGTGAATCGAACGTGAATTTTGTAGGTACCAATGATGTTTTCGATGCAACTAACTCACTAGGATATTTCACAACGTGACTGAACGGCACAACACCTGGGCCGGGATACCCATTCACAACCTCACGAATCTCGAATGATACACCTGTCGACTCATCTTGATCCACGTCATAGAAATACAAGTCGATTGATGTTAAGAATATGCCGCCCCGATCACTGTGCATAAATGTTTGTGATAATGGGTCTGAGCCGCAATCACATGCACAGTTACATGCACAGTTACAGTTTGTCACTTCAGTTGCAATGACTGTACTGGATACGACCGTTGACCAATTCTCAGTAGTTTGTGACGTCTCCGAGGCATTTCTCCTACTAATGACTCCATTTCTGATAGACATTATAGTTGTCTGCATTGTCTGAATTATGCCTTGACCATCGTACATTGCAAATGAGGTTGTTTTGGCACTTTTCTGATCGATGTTATCTCTTAAAGAGATCGTCACAATACCAGCAGTTATTCTAACCTGACTGTTGTTAGGTAACATTAAAATTCCGTAGAAACTACCAGCACTATTTGTTCTGATATTCGTTTCTGTCGTAACAGATGTAAAGGTTGCAGAAGCGCCTGAAGTGGTGCCCACAATCTTTTCATTGGCAACAAATGTACCTTTTACATTTAACACCTTAAGGACCAATTCCGAGATACCTAACTCCACTTGTGTTTCTTCGCACACAACAATTGCTGTTGCACCGGATGTGGCACCTCGTATAACTTCACCTCTCTCCAATATGTCATATGAATTTGATCCATATTGCCTAGAAGTTAAGTTGGAGTGATCGATATTCGATGTACTATAGTTCAAGAATGTGCCGACTTTATCAGTTAATCTCAATGTACTTGCAGGTACAACATATTGAGTCAAAGTTGTGTTATCAACATACACATCGAACCCGTTTATAGGAAGCATTCTCTTAGCAAAGAGAACTATAGCTTTTTGTCTGATAAATGGCGACCAACTTTCATCAACTACTGAAGTTACTCTTCCAACTTCGTCTATCTGTTCTTGAACAAATGTCTCTATCCCGCCACGACCAAAAGTTAGTAAGTCAGTTCCATTTAATGTGTTTGTCGAAACCACATTCGTTCTTGATGTTTCGGCACCTTGAGCACCAACACCAACTCTACTAACACTATTGGTTAGTGTCGATGCAATTGTTGTTCTGCCTGTAGCTTGCCACGAATTCCATACTGTACCAAGTATGCCTGTTGATTGTGCCATAACTTGAACAGCGGCAAAGTTTCCATTTCCGACTTGATTTATCACAGGCAATGTTACTGTATCAACCCATGTATCTGATGCAGGGAATATCTTTAAGTCACCAATCATTGATCTAACATGGGTGTATGGTGTAATATACTCGGGTGTTGTTGCTGTTTTTTGCTCCATCAAAACAACACTAGAATAAGGGAGTGTTGCAATATCACCTGTAACCTGGTAACTATTCGTTGTCCTGGACTGGCCTTCCTTCTCTAGCAGTCTAACATCGTCGGAGTAGAACGACGGGCGGCACTCTAAACTACCGGGATCGATAGCGCATCTGTAGTTGGGGTTGGAAACGTTACCAGCACCATGATCTTTGAATCGATCAACAATGAATCCATTTTTATATCTGTCAAGTCCAAATTGGTCCTTGATTTGAAGTAGACTTGTTTGTTGTTCCAGAGCATTTAGTGCAGTGTAGTATTCAACATTCTTTAGTCTGTTATCTATTGCACCAATATCCTTCATGGTGTATCTTTGCATAGGATTATTGGTGATATGAACATTTGAACTATTGGAAGTAAATGTGTAAGGATCCAAATCGACGTAAGCTAATATGACATTATCATCATTAGGCAGCGGCGCAACTGGTAGATCAGCAGGTATACCTTCTTCAACCCTAAATGATCCTTTAGGGTCGAGTTGTAGAATATCACGTCTAGCTAGGTAGTAAGAATAGTCTGTTTGTAGTGAGTAGAATTCTGATAATGGTTCTGTAACTGATGCTCCAGTTGCAGCGTCGAATGTGGTGCCATTATCATCGATGCGTGGCCTAAAGTCCAAGTAATCTGCCGCACTAACACCATTAAATACAGGTAGCATATTGTATGGGACATTGTACGAATTTACAGAGAAGTAATCACCTTGAGTGTGATCAAAATACTCATATGTCACACGAATAGGCGCACTTGGTTTGAACCCATTTAGTGGATAAATTTTACCGAGGCCATAATATGTGTTTGTTTGACCCGAGTCCAGTCTGTAATTTGATGTGACATCTGTTGCCAACACCGATACATCATATGATACAGTTGCAGCAGGGCTCGCATAATTGAATTGTGTGCCACCAGACTGTGATATCGAAATTATTCTTGTGCAGTCTGCTTCAGTCAGCTGCATGAACTCGCCACTCACTGAATTAACTGTCGTAAAGTCGACCGTTTTTATTTTTCTTATTTTTTGCTTTTCTTTAGCAGCAGCTGATATCTTTTTAACGGTGTACATCACACGATATGTTACTGCATTCGTCAATCCTGAGATTGTAATACTGCTTGTGCCTGCTCCAGCAACAGTTGCAACTACAGGTATAGCTGATCCGTCAGCCAATGCAATGAAGTAATTACCAGTTGTGTTTGGGGCAAATGTCTCACCAGTAACTGTCAGAGGTATCGCCTTAGTTGTACCACTCGCCACAAATTGCTCAACACGTTTGGTGTAGTATTCAGTTGATAATTCACTGTCATCAGAACCTCTCAGAGACCTCACAAAACCTGTAGGTAGTTTCTGTAGTAATGACGCCGCACCAACAAGTTCCGTTCTTTCCAAATACACTGGGACAGCGGTTGCTATAGTTGGTGTTGCTGTATCTAATGTCAATGTAACAGAATCGGTTACAGCTGAAACACGATACGAAACGCCAGAAATGACAATTGTGTCACCAACAACAAGATCCAACGAGAACTGAGTACCATCACCATTTATAGTTCCTGCTGACCCTGTCACTGACCCCGACAAAGCAACTCTTGTCCCCACAACATTGGCAGAGAATGTTGTGTTGCTAGCTGTAATGATCTTTTTAGCATCCCGATAAAATAGTTTTCCGTCATCCATAACAATGTCGAAAATGAAGCACTTATATACGCAAGAATCTAGAGTTGTGGTGCCTGAATCGTATTCTACGTTCCTTATTCTGCATGTTCCTACAGAAGCGCCGACTGCATTCTTAATGGTCAATTTTGACAGCACTTTATTTGACGAGTCGATATGGGTTAGTGGTGGAATTCCTCTAACTGTATTAACAAGAATGTATGCTCCCGTATTGCACTTTATTACGCTGTTCGCCACACGTTTGATTTCTCTTGCTTTGTTGAACGTGACAGTTCTGTATCCCGACACATCAACTTCAAATCCCTTGATAAATGCTGTACCTTCTGATATCTTTATCAGTCCGAGTGAGGAGTCTAGTAGTTGTTTGTCAAATGTTTCTGCTGATGTTGATTTGTGAAACCCTGTGTTAAATACTGGCTTATCAGTAGCCAGCCAACGCATTGTGGAGTCGTCAAATTCACCGTATGTGTTAGTGGGGACAAATGTTGTTGGAGATGATACACCATTAACCAATGCAACAAAGTACTGATCTTTAGTTGTGATACCAACAGTCACACTCTTCTTTATAATGTCACCTTCAATATAGACTGTTGATGGCGCCCAATCGCCTCTGTTGTTGTTTCGGTACTCATGTACTTCATATTTAAACGGTCTGACAACATAATCACCAGACTCGTCGTATGTTTTCCTTGCCAACGTCCTTTCAAATTCACTCAATTCGGTTTTGTTAACTTTGAATTGGATTTGACCATCCTTAACGTGGAGAAGGTCGATAAATTGATCATTTGTAGTATTGGTGTTTTCTTGGTCTTCAAATAATGATCTCTTATCCAATGTAAGAACAACTTGGTATCGATCAGCACCAGGTGCACCGAAGTTATTGGAATCGACTGCTGTATCATTAAGTGTCGGATCATCAAATGCTGTTATGATGTTCTCGACAAAGCTAAGACCTATGCGATATGTTGGTGTAATGCCAAATTTATCGAGCGAGATTACTTGTGCAACATTCTGAACAAAGAATCCATTAATGTAGTAAACACCTTCTTTGATATTTGCCAATGACCCCAAACCAGTGTAAGTGGACAGGTTCAACACTTTAAGAATAGTGTTGGCATCTTCTTCTAAACACAGCTCTTCGTTTCTAATAAACTCAGTGCTGAATACATTGTTTACCACACCACCCGAAATGTAGTTAATAAACAAGGTTGGCGGTTCGGAGGCAGTCGATTTTTCAACATGAATAACAACTGCCTTAACATCGGTAGTTGCACCTACAATTTTTTTATCTAAGAAGCTGTCGATTATCGTGTCAGTTGAAACACCATCTATTGTCGATTCCAATTTTACATATCTGACGTTGTTCAAAAGATCAACATTACCTGGTACAATCATTGCACCATTTTTGAACATGTAATCCCCATTGAGCTTAATCTGATGCTGCAATATGGACTGAATTTGTGTTAATTCACGTGATTGTAGTGCTCGGCCCGGGACAAAAAGTATCTTGTGATAGTTTTTGGTTGAGTCAAAATCATCATAGTATGGAGCAACTGAAAAATTAATCGTCATTGTTATTGCCTTAAGTTAGAATTCGATTGCAATATGTATTTCTTCAATTTGGTTTGGGTCTCTCTGAATTGGTCTTCTGTTCTCAAAATACAAGATGTCACCAGTGTGATGTGAAACTTCAGGATCTGTTACTGATGCGATAGCCACATTATCACTATTCCCACCTGAGGTTATTTGATATATGGTATCGAGTGCAGAAAATGATGCCACTGGGCCCCAATTACTTAGAAGTGTAGGTTTTCCGAAGTTCACCCTCAATTTAAATACATCAGGTGCCCAATCAATGACCCGCCCTCGAGTTCCATTAGCATTATTCACAACCTCAGCATCTACTTCAAATGACACAGTTGCATTAGCTAAAGTTAGAGTTATTGATGCATCTAATGTTGATGCATTAGCAACTGTGGTGCCACCACCTATCAATGGATTTAATACCAAGCCAACCTGCCTGTAGTTATTCGATGTTGTGAAATCCCCATCACCTTCATTCTTTGTTAGAGTTGAACTAATCAGCAAATAATACGCATTTAAGTCTTGAACAGGGCGAGCGCCCAGGCCATACCTGGGTGTCAAAATTGGTGTTAATTTAGTTCCAGAAAATGACGGTAGTGTTATACTACAGTAAGAATAACCAGATCCAGGGTTTAATACACTAACATAAGATACGCCGCCACTTGCATTTGTGTGCAGCCTTATTTGTAGCCCAGTACCATCGCCTTTTATTGATATGAGTGCATTTGGGCTATCAATTATTTGTGATTGAGTGGCAGGGTCAGTATTGTTACCTGCTGCACCGACCAATACATTATAAATTGCGCCGCCGTTCGTTTTTGCTGCCTCTTGTGCCAGATATTGTGACTCATACGAATCTCCGATATCAGGAGGAGTTGTTATAGTTTTAACAGGATGAAATTCTATAGTTGAAAAATTTGCATAGTCGGTGGAAGAGACAGTAGCAATATATCTCCAAACATACCCGTCTGATAATGTGAAATTGGAGAACCCTATGCCTGTTCCTTGCGTTTGAGGATCAATCAATGATGCGTTCTGACCACGGTTATTACCTACACAAATATACACGTTACCATTTTTAGTTACAACATAGTATCTTGCATCTGCTAGAGTAAGTGGGGTTGTTGTTGAACCATTCTCACTTAATCCAGTGACACCAGTTAAACCATAATCATGTCGATAAATGTCATAATATGTGTTTGCAGTCCAATTTCGCTTCAATATGCCTGCAGACACATTTGCCCTTTGAACTCTCTTAAGAGCAAGCATGTTATTCCATATAAAGTTAAAGTCGTCTAGAGTATCGACAGGTGGCGGAACTGTTGTGTCATTCACAGCACCAGCACCACGAGAATCAGACCAAGTCAATGAATTACCAATAAATGTATATAGGTAATTAGATGCTGGTGATCCCTCGAGGGACTTCAGAAAAGTTTCGACATTTGTGACTCTATAGTTATTTGTGATTATGGCTGACATAGTTAGTCCTTAATTGTATCGATATATTTATGTCAGAGAACTAGGTCTGTTCTCTGTAAATTTTCCCGTAGTATCCACTCGGAACTCACTCCTAATGGCTTGTTTGATCCATCAGAAATATGTTCTGTTTTTGCATAGAACAGTTCATTATGACTCAGCTCGACCCAGTCACCCATATTGTATGTTGTTCCAGTTTTCCAAGGTTTATATGTAGTCCCACCATACTGTCTTGATGTTATCTTTTGTATTGTGACTGTTCCCGATGTGGTTGTGGGATAAAATTCCATGTAACCTGATGTATTTACCCCACTTCCTCCATTATTGACAGCACCATTGGTGAACGTGAATGAATTTGATGCAATACTTGCTATTGTCTGCGATCCATTAACATATGACCCACCACTTATAGTTCCTGATGAGACATAATACGCACAAGCGGGCCAATCTTCCGGAAGACCATTTCCATTACTATTGTTATTCACATCGGGCCCAGAAATCAAACTGGTTGTTGGTGATATCTTAGTTGCGGTGATCACATCATTTGCTGCTAATTTGTGTGATATTAAAACATGATCTCCGTTAGCATCAACACCTGTATATAATTTTGAGTACACAGTTATCGATGTTGAAGTTACACCACCTGTTGACTCATATCTAGCGATGTATTTCTTGCCAGTTGTGTCCACTGTAAATGTGTTAGCACCAGCATTTATATCTGTAACATAGTATATATTGGAAATTCCGCCACCAGTTAAGAAGTCCAATTTAACCTTATCACCAATTACTAAACCATGCGCTGACAGTGTTGTTACAGTCAATGTTGTTCCCGATAGCACATACGAACTTCCAGTTATTGACAGTGCATATGTCCTCTCAGCAGGCCACGTTGTATTGGTTTCAAATCCATTGGCAACATACAGCTCTGTTGCTTCAATTGATTGATTTAGCATACTAGCAATTGTTGTGTTTTCTGTGCGCCATTGCTGATAAAATGACTTAGGTAGATATCCCATTTGCATTGTCAAATCTAACACAATCAAATCGTAGATAGCTTGTCCGGTTGTTGTTAGAGGAAGTTTCATCTTACTCTGTAGCGTTGTGTTTAGTGCAATGTTGCCCCACATTGAGTAACCAGCTAAGTGCAAGTTCTTATCGATAAATTTCTCATATTCTGATTTTGAAATACCTGTCGAAATGATGTATGAGAAATCTTGATGCCGCTTGTTATCATGCATCTTATATTTTGAGTCGTTGACTGCACCCTGCATTAGTGTCGTTTTAATTGGCCCATTTCCAACACCACCCAAAACGCCATAACCTGATGCACGGTTCATTTGTAACAATTTACACTTTGACTGCGACTTAGCACCAACCAGTACATCGCCTGGGGCAATCTTAAATGATGCTTCATGTACCACATAATTACCATCGATAGTATTGGCTGTTTCTCCTTCCATAATAATTGAGAATCCACTTTCTGTTGAAATGATGAAATTCTCAGTTGCATCAACCAAAGTTATCATGTTTTTATCATAGTCAATAGAATTGACAGTTGCATGTGGCCCATTAGTATAGTCATTGTCAGGATAGACAGCGCCTTCCACAAACACCATTTCATTTGCATAGAAACTCACATTTTCCGATACAATACCTCTTATAGGGAACCTGACAAGTGGAATGTATGTTTCACCTATGGAAAACTCGTCAAATCTTACACTATTGACTTTGCCTATTGATTTACTAAATGACACAACCTCGCCACCAGCTGCTTTAGGCTCATTTATGATCTTCACTTGAGTATTATTGTTTATGTTGGCAAGTAAAGTTTTATTCAATGTCAATACATTAGAAACTATGTTAGTTATAAATGATAGAGATTGAATAACATTGTTGCCTGAGGTGTCGTTTATCTGCATACCAACTTCGACACCAGATACATCAGATAATGTGATTTCAAATCCGTTTTCTGCTGCATCAGTTGCTGTTTTTGTAATAGATCCATCAACCGAGTTTTGACTATTGACAACCAAAGCCGGGAATTCGTCATACCCAAATCCAGGATTGATAATTGTTGCTTCTGATATCGCTCCATATCCGCTATTATCAACAATGCTCAAAGATGGTTTTCTTGAATATCGATTGCCTGCATAAGGGATGTGTATTCCATTAAGTGAATTTTTCGATACAGTTACTGATGCTGCTGCACCAGTACCATCACCATAAATGCTTAATGACGCATTTACATATTTTGTGCCAGGGGAAACTACATTGATATTCTTTATTGGACGTTCAGCAAATGCTAATATGACGGCGCCGGAACCGTTAATCGAATTTACAGTAACCAACGGATTGTGGTAATTGACTCCTGGGTTAATAATTTGGATTTCGGTTATGACACCATCGATGGCGATGCCCTTCAACACAGCACCAGTGCCAGGAGAAACATCTGTTGGAGGATCATCTGTAACAGACAAGTCAATAATTGATGTTGTTATGTTATCGATAACACTGGTAATATTATCACCGTATAAACTACCACCATCAACAATATCCACTTTTGTGATACCAGTGTCTATTTCTACTTCTACACTAGCACCTACACCGTCACCCGAAATTACTGCTCTCGTACCGTAGTAATATCCTGTACCGCCTTCCACTATAGTTACATAAGTGATAACTCCGTTATCGATAGTTATATTGAATGTTGCCGTGGTGCCAGATGTTTGGCCGCCGCTCAGTAGAATCTGAGCTGAAGTATATTCTTGGCCACCGTCTAAAATAACAACTTCAATAAAGCCGCCATCTTTCAGTACAGGTCGCACCATTGCGCCGGTGCCGTCACCAACAACAGTCATTGTCAGAGGAATTCGCTCATCATCAGAGAAATACCCTGTACCAGGTGATGTTAATTTGACCTCGATTATTTTGCCATATTCCTCAGAGCTTACAACATATTCAGCCTCATTAGGGAAATCCACATCCTGCGGCCAGATATCGACAAAATCGACAAACTGGAACATTGTATTTACAATCCCGCCGCTACTCAAAGGCCATAATGGTGAGGTATCTCCCGCTACTGTTGCTTCGCCAACAACGTTATCCACCTTGTATGAAACAGAGGTTACGGCGGTTTGCACATTACTTATCATTCTAAAATAATTATCAGGTGCTGCCGACACACCAACCAATAAAGATGGATATGGGTCAGGGTCAATTGTGCTAGTTGAATAAATTAAATTGACAGCTGTATTGGCTGGATAACCTGTTCCACCAGCAACAACAGTCACAGATTTTAAAATCCCATCCTCAATAACTGGTGTTAGTATTGCATTTGATCCTGTGTTAGCTACTATCTCGAGAATGCAGTCATAATGATAGTGCGCACCGCCATATTTCACATCAACTCTTGTAATGACACCACCCGAAATGACAGGCCATAATATAGCACCAGAGCCATGACCTTCAGACGAAACAACTGTATAATCTGTGTAGTATTTTCCTGTATCAGTAACATTTACTTTGACCGGTTTGTAATATAAGTCCAATTCTAGACCCAAACCCGTCCCTGTCGAAACAATAGTGTACTTGTATTTTCCATACTTATCAACTTCAGTGAATTCACCAGAATCGATCAATGTCAATGAACCAATACCACCATCTTTTAGTATAGGAGCAATATTAGCATATTTCCCTGCACGTTCTGAAACAACAAGCACATCATCATTAGCATAACCTGATCCTGCTGATATTCTTGTTGCGGTTAGAATTTGTCCTTGAGCACCCATTGTCAATTTAACTTCACCACCACTACCTGCTGACGGTAAACCTGCAGCCGTGGTCACACTAACAACCGGATCAACATAATTTACACCCGAGTCTGTTACTGTTATGGTTGCTGACAATGCACCAGCTGAGAACGTTCCTGATAGGAGGGCATTAGCTCCATTAACTATCATAGTTACGGATGAATCACCCAAGTCCGGATCTTCCATTGTCCATGTGACAGTTTTGATTGCCCCATTGACTACAGATTTAACCAATGTTTCGGTTTGGGACACATATGAACCTGTCCATTTAAATGCTGTGCCATCAGGACGAATAATTCTTAGTGCTGTCGATGATCCAGAATCTGGTAGAATAGCTAATGAAACATACTGATACCCACTACCACCAGATATTATGTTTGCGCCCTTGTAATCGTTGGATGATATTATTTGGCTAACACGCAATCTTGCTAGTTTATTGTTCGCTTTAGGGTCGAATTGAGCGCCACCATAAATGTATATTTCATCATTTAATGTATAACCGTAACCGTTGTCGAGAATTTTGGCTTCGTCAATCCCCATGACAACATCAGCCTTCGCACCAATACCATCGACATGAGTAACTTTACCTAAGAAATTTGTCCCAACTGCGTTGCCTGCAGCAACAATTTCATCACCAACAACATACTTCGATCCCGGATTTGCTATGATCAATTCATCGACACTACCACGTGATGTGTGTTCAACTGTTAGTCTACCACCAATACCATCATCATCAAAATGTATGATGTTGCCTTTCAAATATCCTGATCCTGCATTTCTTATATCAACTGAAGTGAACATTGGTGTTACTATTGCAATATTGTCATTGCCGGACAACACACTTCCTGGAATAAATGTTCCTCTAATACCTTTCTTTTGCAAAGTCAAAACAAAGTATTCTTCTTCATCCACTATATAAGATGTAACATTATCGACAACTGCTGATGCAAATACTGTTCCTTGCTGTGTTATACGATTACCTATCAATTTGAAGTAATCATAATCGAAGGCTGTGAATGTCACGGAAGGTGGTTCGGTATAATTTGTTCCACCTTCTTTTATCTCAATCGATGAAATTTGACCGTTGTTTATTTTTACAATAGCTTTTGCATCTGCTGATGGTTGAATGTCCCATCTGATGGTTGGTTTATATTGATATCCCTCACCAGGATTAATTATTGTGGCTGATGTAATTGTCCCTGCTGTATTCAAATTAAATATCACATTGGCAACTCTATTAGGTACAGTAACAGAAACGATGCCTGGTAGTCCATCAATATCTAGTCCACTTTTATAAACTGTTTTTGTCCCTGTACCACCAATGAATGAGATTTTTGGAGCTGTAGTCCAACCTATACCACCATCTATAATCTCAACCTCGCCCAGAACTGCAGACCATTCAACGGATGCTGTTGCGCCAGTGCCATCACCGGTTATTGTTAGTATTGGTTTCTCTTTATACTTTGAACCATAATTTGCTATGTTAAACGAAGAAACTTCCCCATTCAGTATGTTTGCTGTTACAACTGCAGCTTGGCCACTTAAATCCCTTGCACCACTAACTGTCACTGTGGCAGTCGTATAACCATATCCGCCACTCATAACATTAGCTGATGTAATGCTACCATGAAGGTGATAATCAATATCAGGAATATCAATATCGTCTGATATTCTGCTGAATGTTATTTCAGGTACAGTCAAAAATCCAGGATCATTATTAATCATTTCAACATCAACAACTTTGCCTTGGAATATTCTTGCAGTTGCAGTTACTCTCGGCCTTCTTATTGTTAGTGTTTGTTCCCTTGTAAATTCTGTTTCTGATAATTTGGTGTAAGTATCTTTTCCCCAACCAAGACTTGCTTCCTCACCATATAATGCATTTAAGAGAAATTGAAATGACGCTTCTGTTCCTTTAGTTCTGAAAATGTCTTTGATATTTTTAACTAAAAGTGCCTTATCAACAATCAATGCCGAAGGTAAGTTACTGAGAATGTTATTTTCGATGAGCGTCTTAAACATCTCATCTGCTGTATCATAATCATGCTGTTCGTTGATATTTCTAACAAACCCAAGTGGATTACCGTTAGTTTCAATCCACGTATAATAAGCCTCTAAAAATCTCGTGAAGTTTGGATATGAGTCATTTATGAACTCAGGCAATTGATCACTTACAACACTTGCAACTTTTGGTTTTAAATTAGAAACCATTATCTGTTCTCAGTCGAATCGGTTAATATGTTAACAGTTACATTTTTCGATTGTAGTCGCACAATGTTGTTGTTTTTGGATAATATGTCATTGATTTTGGGCTTTATAAAGATTTGTATTTCATTACCATCATATTCGGTTATGTCTAATGATTTAGTGCTTATCGAACCAACATCATACTTAACCGTTCCAACATTAGCATCATAAACTCGCTCGACACCAGCAGCATCGTTATAAACCAGTCTCAATATTCCCAAACCATTATCTTTTATAAACATCTTTTCTGTTGCACCAGCAATATAAAACCCACTGGAATACACAACAGGATCATAAACGTTTGGTGACATACTGTTATTGAATATGAAGTCTATACCATTGTATTCAGACAAGACCGGTATGAATGATTTAAAGACTCTAAAACTTGTCAGGTTATTGAGAATCGAAAAATCTGAATTGTCGATGATTCTACTAAGCTGAGAATACCTAAATGTATTATCGAAGTTACCTAGATAATTATCACCGTATTGTGATATTGCAGTTATCACACTATTCTGTAAATCCAATGTGTTCTTATCATTTTTAACTGGGTCATAAAATACTGAGGTTGTAAGCTCTATGTCAATATATTCTGGATCCAAAAACTTAACTGAGACGTTTGCAACTGCTCGTTTTCTTACAATTTCAGAAACTTCCGCCTTTTCTGAATCAGTAAGAAAATCCGTATTTTTAGGTTGAATGCAAACAAACACTTTGCCATATTCTGGTGGAACTTGTTTTTCTCCACCCCACGTTACCACATTCTTCACGTTTTGGAAATTCTGCAAAATTAGGGCCCGATAATCACCTGCGGTTACAGCCCTATTTTGAACACCAAAATATGTTGTTGCATTGAATCGAATAGAATCAATATCCTCAGGGTCTGCACCACCACTGGCAGTTTCAATTGTCGAAACACTAACCACGCTGTTACCTTCGATTGTTCCTGTCAATTTAAAAACCTTTGCATCATTGGCACTCTGGCCCAATGATGTAATATAAGTAACAGTTATAATGTTTCCTGCTGCCAACTGTTTCCCAATAACGCCGTCGCCAAAATAGATCTCTGCTTTACCAGAAATGCCCTCTTGGATGAAGAATGTATTTGAGTCGCCATCAATATCAACAACTGTATCTGATGGGTTATAAAATGCATAATCAAGAACTGTTGCAGATGTTTGAACCACAACACGAATACTAGATGAGTCAACACCTGCATTTGGTAATGTGAATTTCTCAGCCTTTTTCCCGCTTGCAACAAATGTGTTTTGTTGGAATTGACCTTGATAAATGTGGAATTCCCCGAAGTTGTATGCGCTATTATCGACAGATGCTTTAATGTCATTCAGAGTAACAAACTGGAATGTTTGTTCCCTAACTGTAGTTTCAAATGGAGTACCAGCTTTCATTACCAATTGGTTTGGTTCACCAACAGCGTTTGTCAATGTCAATTGGATTTTTGCTTTCGCAGACTTAACTGATTTTGGGCGATATCCTAAAGATTTAGCATGTGCCACAACAGAATTACGCTTAACTGCACTGTCGATAAATGTCTCATTAGCAACAAAGTTAGCTAGGACAGAGTTATAGTATGTGTTGTATGCCATAACGTCAAGCAAAATAGACATTCCCGATGCTTGAAAATCATAGTCTGCAAATTCTGCTTGAGATTTTAGATACTCAATAAAGTTGCTCTTTATAGACGCAAAATCGAGATCTGAGACACGAATGTTGCTATTATTGAATGTACTCATGGGTTATCTAATTCTTTCAAATGACAGTGTTAATATTTCTTTTTGGGAAGGATTCCCAACAGGATAAAAATAAAAGTCTACTCTAAGATCATTTGAATCAAAATCATTGTTCATCTTTATATCTTCAACAACCACACGAGGTTCATAAAATGCAACTTGATTTTTTATCTTTTTGAGCAGCGCAATTTTGGTGATGGATGTCATGTTTTCAAACAACAATCCCCTCATACCAATCCCAAAATTTGGATCGAACAGTTTTTCATAGTTGTTTGTCAAAAACAACACAGTTAGTGCTTGGCGAATTGCATCTACGTCATACTTAACAATTATATCTTGAGTAGATGGGTGTTTTTTGAATAATAACCCGAAGTCAGAATATGTGAATTTCATTATGGTATTCTTGATGTTATGTTTGATTATTTATCAAAGATTACCCACCTGCGAACACATTTGATGACCCTGATGCTGATATATCGCCGCAACTAATATCATCACCAATTCTATGAACAGCCAATCCGTTTGCAAACACAGTAGACGATCCTTTTGACGCCACACCATCATGGCAAGAATTGCAGCAGCAATGTGTTGGATAATGGTCTGTTATGCGAGTTGTGGCAATCCCATTTACAAATACATTGGGCGAACCCGAATCTGCAGGTCGTGAAGGCCAACAATGTCCTGCACTAGGGTCAACTCCCAATCTTGTTATAGCTGGCATTGTGTTATCCTAATGCTATAGCATATGCCATAGCATCACCAACAGAAACACCACCGCCTGCAGTCTGCCAAGTTGCAGTTGTGGAACTTGTTGCTGTTAGTACTTGTCCGGTACTTGGTGCAGTAGCAGCCGATACATTTACTGTGGTTGTTGCAGACATCAGCGCATTAGCACTACCCGCATTACCAGAAATAGTGGTCGGAGACTGGTGAACGTGATCTGATCTAGCCACTAAAGAGCTCGTGCCAACCGCCGCAGTTCCTAATGCGGCGGGGGTTGCTACAGCTAACTGGCCAACTTGGCAATTAGATATAGTAGCGGTAACACTTTCAAATGCTGATGCCTCATATCCTATTGCCCATCCGGTAGTCCAATTGGTTGATTGACCAGAATAACCACATTGCACTTCCGTAACATTAACTTGTGGGTAGGACCATGATGAAGCTAGCTCTCCTATATAGACACACATCTTACCGCCAGCAGTGTATCCAAATCTAACAGTAAAATTACGATCAATTCCAGGATTACCAATTATGTAGGCAAATGGGTTATTAGCCCAAGTATTTCCAGTATACACATAACCGCCACAATGGACTTCAAAAGATTCATTAGTAGTATATTCATATATCTTTACTGAAAACCTTACCATTGTGTTTTGAGCACCTGCAACAGGTAAAGAAATTCTTATTGCACCTACTTGAGAACTTGTAGCACTAGTACTACCACCACCACCAGGATTAGTGATTCTATAAAGCCCCGAGTCTGCAATATACTGAGGTATAATATTAGCTGAGCCATTAAAGGAGGTACCACCAATATTTCTAGCCGTAGTTAAGGTGGCAGCACTGCCGCTGACGCTCCCAGTAATTGTATTCGCTACGGTCAAAGACGACAGGTTGGTGGTCGATGCTGGATTGAGATAGTAAGTGGCATTGTTGTTTAAATACAATGCACCACTAATTGTTTTCCTAAGATCCCAAGCACCCCAGTTAGAACCCAAGCAGCCGTAATCTGCGCCATCACCATAGATCTGCATTTTCCAGGCATTAGCAGAATCATACAGTGATATGCCTGTAGCTCCAGCAGCTGATCCTTTAATATTTAAATTATTGGTAGTACTACCTGTACCGGCCGATAAGGTACAGTTACTTGTTACTACATGGGACGTTCCAGTAATGGCCCCAGTTGAAGTAATTGCTACGTTAGATCTAACCCCGTCCCCATTTATTGCAAATAAAGGTGTGGCATATGCATTTCTAAACATGAATCCACGATTAGTTGCTTGGGTCATCGTGAAGTACATGTTATAATCAGAAGTTGTTTCACCAGCTATTCTACCGCCATATGTCCCATCTGTTGCTGGAGACATCAGTATTCCATATGTTCCAGGTACGCCAGTCCAGAACCCGTACCCATACGACGATACTGCTTGAGTAGAGAAGTATGCTCCGTTTACTGCTCCGTTTACTGTCAGTGCTCCTGCTGAGCTTAGAGTGCCTACGATAGATGTTCCGTAAGAGAATCTCAGCGATCCGGACGAACCATCCCACCGCAATGTGGTGTCATTTGCTCCCGCACCAGAGGACAATACTGTTCCTAATCCAAAATATCCCGCCCCTGTTGTCCCTGATGCAGCAACCACCGATCCACCAGCATAGAGGTTTTTAGTTACAGCAGCGCCACCAGACAATACTAACGATCCAGTTGTAATACTGGTCGATTCTGTGGTTCCTTTGAGAGTAACTTGGTTTGCAGTATTGGTTGTGCCGCCAATTTGGAGGTTGCCGTTGAACTCATTTAGCTTGACGAGACCTGTGTCAAGAACTTCTATCGATGGAATACCTGACACGTCATTGGCTGAGAATATTGTCCCAGACATTGAGTTGGTAATAGACATTAATTGCCCAGCAGTGCCCTCGAACGACAGGTTTCCGTCAGCAGCAACTCGCAAGGTAATGTCGGATGCATTACCCGTACCCTGGAATTTAATCGTGGGATCTTGGCCGGCTGTCGTGGAACCGTTGAATGGGGTAATTAAGAGTTTAGATGCCACTGGTTTTCCTTATATCTATACAGTTATATTTATTCACAATCCAAACCTTCCTCTACGGGCAAAAAAGTTCTGAGAAATTTCGGCGGCAGTAAGCTCTCTGTTATATATTTGTGCCAAACCTAAATCATAGTTTAAGTAAGTCCCTGAGTAGAATCCTGCGCTTGTCCCACCAAAGGCAGACAACGTATTGGAAGCAGCCGCAGACTGTGTTCTAAGTGTCCCATTCACGTACAGTTTTACCGTACCACCAAAAGACCATGCAACGGTCGCCTCGTACCAAGTCCCTAAGGTTGGAGTAAAGTCACCAGAAAGGACATTTCCTGTACCTGTGATACTAAGTTGCCCGAATATGTTACCATTACTCCTTACATATATTGCCCCGGCTATTCCCGAATCACCAAAAATTTGAGAAAACCCACTTGGATTGGCATTCAATTTAAACATTGCAGTTATGGTTATTCCATTTGTGAGAAATCCATTCAGAGCTCCTGTAGAATAAAGATAACTAGATGTTCCATTAAACACTGGACTATTTGAAGAGCTCCATGCCAAGCTGCCGACATTCAATGTGTGTTTGGCGGTAATGTCTAAGATAGACTGAGTTGCAGACCTTGTGCCATTTTCATATGGCGTTGCATATTGCTGAACCTCAAACTGCTCTTCATACACGTCAAACGTCTCACCTAAGGCGGCATTGACAGGGCCGTAACATAACCATCCTCCACCGGTCGGGTTGGTGGCGAAAGAAAACTCCTCTTTAGCGAGATACCACCCATTACCAATTGCAGTATATGAAGTTGTGTTTGTTGTATAGGTGTTATTGGTCGGTTCTGGGTTGCCTTTTGACGCATCAGGGCCATACCAAGACACCCCAGCTGCTCCGCCGTTATACTTTATCTTGCAAGTAAAGGCATAATTTACTCCCGTTGTGGTCGGTGTTATAACCACTCTTGCTCTCTGGGCGAGACCTCCTCCCCCTACAGTAATTGTATATCGGTTGACGGTTCGTAATGCCCCTGTCGCATCTTCTACTACTGTCGCCACTGGGCCAGAACAATATGCATAGGTGGTGATTGTCAAAGGTGCCGTCACCACTAAATTGGTAGTTGGCTTCCCTTTAAACGACTTCTTAGTATTGCCTGTGTCATAATACATTATTAGTCCATCACGGACAACAGCTGGGGAATGGTTAAGGCTCATAGTCCAAACCTTCCTTTATGTGCATTGAAGTTTTGTTGAACCTCGGCGGCGGAAAGTGCTCTTGTGTAGTGCATGATGGGCCCAACTTTTCCGTCCATACAGTTAGACAAGTAGTCGTCATCTGACCATGCGCCGCCAATATGAAATGCAGTCCCAGCTGGAATTACTTCGTTCATAGTAAATGTGTTTGTGCCCAATAGTGTTCCGTTTTTATAGAATGCCCACGAATTGCCTGTCTTAGTAAGGGCAAAGTGTATCCATATATTTAAGGCATTCGTGACAACCACCCCTGTCGTATTAACTGTGTATGGAGAATTCTGCATTCTCTGATAGAATGTCATTGCTGCGCTGTCTATATCAAAACTCACCCTAAAAGAAGATTCCACGTATGACAATATTTCGCCGCTGTATGAACTTGTCCTATACAGCCATCCCATGGAGGAGAAATCACTATTAATTGTTGTGCCCAGATTACCTGCGCCTCTTAGAATTGTCCCAGAGGATGAATTATTTTTGGCGCCCCCTAATGTGACAACACCGTTTGCGATGCTCCCATAATTTACTGTATCGCCAAACAAAGATACTGACGGATATGCCACACCAGGAACAAGGTTATTAACTGTCGATCCTGATCCGGGATACGACTTGACGTTACCTGCGTCAAGAAACAACACTAGCCCGGGCCGCACAACAGCAGGAGAGTAATTAGTGCTCATACCCCAAACCTGCCCTTCTGTG